GTTGTTATACCTAAAGGCTTAGAAAGAGGGAAAATTCTTAATTGAGCTGAAGTCCATGATAATGCCTCAAAGTTTATTCTTTCTAGTAATGTTGCTCCATCAAAAACAGACAGATTTCCGTCTTGTACTGCATAGGAATAAGAGTCAGAAGGGGCAACCATGAACAAAGAAATTGCAATTTGCTTTGGACAACCTAATTGCCACCAAGAGTTTGTTTCTCCATTTGCAGAAGTCCATCTAGTCGTATTGTTCCTATCAGCCGATTTCCATGCATCACTGTTATTACTTTTTGCGCTTGCTGTATATCCAGATGGCAAACTATTTGATGTCATTAATACACCAGAAGTAGCAGAAGCATCAAAAGTAGCAGATAGACCATTAATAAGCTTTATCTCATTAAATAAACCAGGATAATCAGCCCTGTTTAACACAGAACCATCCCGCAGTTTTCTTGCTGTAGCCCTTGCTATACTTCCATTATCTGAAATTATTGCACCTACAGGAACATTCCAAGGCATCCAAGTCATTATACAATCCTCCATTGTCCAGCTGAAATAGATTCAAGGTCTATACTTGCATTTAAGACAGGTATTATAAAGTTTGCAGCCCCATTAACAGTACCTACAATCGTTACAGCGTTTGTTCCTGTTGTCCAACTTATTCTTACCTTTCCGGTAGACGGCAGCGTTATACTAATGATATTTGAAGTTGAATTAACAAGCACCCATTCAAGATCGAGTATTGAATAATTACCTGTTTTTGTAGCAGGAGCGCTTAATTTATCTTGTTTATTTGTTATCCCACCAGAAATTAACTCATCAACGTCGCCGGCAAAAGCATCAATTTTATCCCAGTTATCGTGTAAATGAGTGTCAATATTTAAAGTCGAATTGCCGTCTGTACTTGTGTTTATTTTCAGCAACTCCAAATTTGTAGTTGTCGTAGTCATTAATTATGCCTCCATTTCTATTAATTTCTTCCTGCAAAATTGTTTATAAACGTATTATTCAGCTCGTTAATTGTCATAACATTATGAATATCTTTAACAAGCAGATATTTAAATCTTGTTTCAAGCGGTAAATGCGCTGGCTTAATTTCCTCAACCACTTCCAAAAGTGTTTCTAAATCATCAGGTATGCCGTTTTGTCCAACAAATTGAAGTATTATTTTTAAGCCGTTAAAAGTATTTTCACCTTCAAAATTCTTTATTAACGTATTATTCAACTGATTAACGGTCATTTTGTTATGAATTTCTTTAATTAATAAGTGTTTTCCTTCCGTAAAAACAGTTACTTCGCCATTTTTCCAGCTATTACAAACAGCCTGGATTAACGCTAAATCGCTTTTTCCAGAACCTTTCCATTTAGCCTCAACTGTAGAGCGCCTATCGTTAATAGTCTGGCTTGTTTTTGGTTTTATTCCGAGCAAATTTTCATAATATTGCAAGGAATAAGTTAATTTATCGAAAAATATCTGGTCTTTTACTTCATTAATCAGGCTGCTTATATCATCAAGGGAAATTCCAGCACTGTTAAAAAGCTCATTAACAAAAGGATCATTATGGTATAATTCCGAAAGTCTTGATATAAGCTCGTCTTTATACACTTTCAGTTACCTCAATAGTTCCAGGTGTAGCGACATCTTTATCACCCAGCGTAATATTTGCAGTACCGGAATTAACTAGAAGGTCAGCATAATCCTGCACACCCTCGCTATCTAAAATACAGCTGCCTATTTGTGCATAGCTTACATAATTTTGGTTAAAGGCAATGCTTTTTAGATATTCTGCTCTTTTATTTGCAATATTTGCTTGAGCATCAGCAAGTAAATAACCAGGAATAAGAGTAATAGAACATGAAACATTAACGTCAATCCCTGTAGCAGAATTTACATAGCAATAAGCACCGATAGGCGCTTGACCTTCTCCGCTTCCTGAGCTTGCCGGATCAATATATTCTTGAACATTTACTATTAATTCACTGCTTGCAGGCTGTTTATTTGCATCAATAATGATGACCTCAACGCTGTTATTGCCATATTCAAGCGGAAAAACTTTCGCTCCACCAACTCCGGTAACTTCTTTTGCCCAGGCTATATAATGATTTTTATTTCCGCTGGTTATCGGTAGCAATAAAGCATCAAGATAGCGCTGCCTTAAATCATTGTCAGATTCCGTTTCATATCCGCCGGATGTTCCGGCTTCATTCGTAACGGCTGTAATTCCGGCAATAGTTACAGGCATAAGAGTAATTGAATTTGCGCCTAAATTTCCGGTTTCCCCTGCGGTTAAACATTGTATATTTATAGTGCCGGACGTTGTAATAGTTTTTGTTTCAGTAGCCTTAAACTGAATTCCGCCTGCGGATTCAAATAAATCACCTATATTTATAGTTGCGCTTCCGGTAATTGTTAAAATTCCGGTTGAATATGTCGCAAGTTTTCTTATAATTCCTTTGCGCTGCAATACAAATTTTGTCAGGTCATCGCCTGTTAAATTTGCAACATCTCGCATTTTATCAACAATATCTATAGCCGAATAAAGCCCTGATTCAGACATTGCGAATGTTTTTGAGAAGTCATAAGCAGGATAACCAATTGTTTTTTGGTAAGTATCGCTTATATTAGCTAATAATTCTGTCAATATTTCTTCAGAAGTTTTTGTAAAATCAGACATTTATTTCATCCTCAATTATAGAGCCGTCTTTCAGCATTACGCCGATATAAATAATTACAGTTCCCTCATTTTTTTCTACGTCAAGATAAGTAACTTTTTCAATTGCCGGATTAAGTTTAAATCCTTCAGATACTTCCCTTTCCAGCTCTGATTCTACAAAGCCGTTATTAAGCCTTTTCCAACCGATTAAGTTTTTTACCGTAGTTCCAAATTTTTCGTTTTGGTAAACAGGAACTTTATCCAGGGCAGTTTTTAAAAATAATTTTATCCACTGTTTAACAGCTTCTACACTTTTAATTTCTAAAACCCTGCCATCAACAACAGTAAATTTATTTTCACTGAAATTAAAATCAAAACTCCGCTTAATTTCGGCATTTTGCGGAGTTTCAACAGGAGGAATATTAAAAGTATTGTTATTATCAACTGGAAACATTAAAGCACCTTATCAATTAAGAAAAATATATCAGCCTGGGAAGACGGAACGATTATTACCTTATCATCAATCTGAAGGTTTAATTTTAACTGCAATAATTCAGTTTTGTTTTTTGTTATAGCTTCAGACACTTTTGAAACAGCTGCCGACAAGTCAGCTTTAACTTCAGTAACAGCATTAGAAACGCTTGCAATAGCAGCAGATAAAGCAGCAACCGCCGTTGGCATTTGACAGGGCGCACCGCCGTAAGAGTGCGTTTCAGTTACACTGGTCGCCGAAGCGCATGAACTTTGAGCCGATGACAAATAAGACTGGACATTAGTTGTTGCCTCATCGCAGTAATTTTTAGCATCATCAAGTAAATTAGGCACATCCTGCGACAATGCAAAGGTTTTATCTATATCCCACCTAAACTTAAACCATTCAGAAATTATCAAATTTTTGTCTTCAGTAAGCTTAATTTTGCTGTCTAACACAGTTAGCACAATAGGGGATAAACTTACCACAATAGCTTCAGAAGGCTTGAAATCTTTAGGATTATCCCGTTTTTTAAATTCTTTAGCCAGGTTATAATGCCATTTATCCAACTTATGCAGCCTCTACTTGTAAACTTACTTTATGATGATTAGCAGGTATTCTATGCTTGCAAGATTTAATTTCATAATTTCCAACAAAATCCAATTCAGGATAATTAAACTTTAAAATTCTGCCAGATTTAACTTCATCAGCGCCGAGCAGCTCTAAACTCCTCGTTTTTGCTATCTTGTTAAGCTCTTTTAATAAAGTCCTAGCAATTTGATTTTTTAAAGGATCGTTTTTGTCAATGACTTCAACTTGCTGCAAAAGCCCAAATCTATTTATATTTACTTGGTCTTTTGCTATTCCTATAATTTTATTTGATTTTTCATCGTTTGAAGTAACAATAATACTATTTTTCATTTCCTGTATTGAATTTGAAGCGCTAAAATTACTTAAACTTTTTTGTATTGCAAATTTTACGGTATCATTTGAAAGTTGATAATAAGCATTTATTTCTAAAATTTTATTTTCAAAAATATCAACTCTACCCAACGATGTATCAAATCTATATTTTTTGCCTGTTTTCTTATAAGCCTGATCAAAAATATCTTTTAAAATATCCGATACAACTTTATCTTTATAAAT